GCGCCGGTGCCGATGATGTACTTGTTGCTGTCACCCGCCACCACGAACAGGTCGCCGGACACGTGGGTACCGGAACCGGTGTCGATGTGGATGGTGGTGTCGCCGACCGAATAGCCGTCCGGGGACGCGCGGTCGATGAGGTAGTTCGGCGAGGCAGCGGCGGTGCCCTTGGTATGCGCCTTCACGCCGGCCGAGAAGCCCATCGTGAAGCCCATGAGCTGGCGCAACTGGCGGTCCCGCAGGAGCGCGCCGGCGTCGGCCGCCTCGTTGACCTTGAAGAGCTGCGACTGCTTGCCCTCCAGGTTGGCGCGGGCCGCGGAGCCGACGATGAGCTTGCGACCGGTGGCCGGCGCGCCGTTCTCGTCGAGGATGCGGTTCGCGCCAGCGAAGTCCGTCATGTCGGCCGAGGTGGCGAACGGGGTGACGCCGGCGGTGCCGTAGGCGCGGGAGGCGTTCACGTAGAGCGCGCCGAGGTCGCTCTCGACCTCGTTCGCAAGGGCGCGGAAGCCCTGCGCGAACTGGTCCCGGAGCACGGTGTTGATCACGCCGTCGCGGGTGAGGGAAAGCTGCTCCTCGCCGGTCCAGCGGATGGGGGCCGCCTTGGACTTAGTGATCGTCACGTCGGCATAGCCGATGGTCTGGTCACCGGAGTCGGCCGGATTGGCGCCGGGCGTGATGTTCTCGGTCGAGATCGCCGGCACCACGGGGGAGCGGACGGTCTGGCCGACGGCGCCGGACTGGGAGGTCGCGTCGCGCATGACGTTCGGGATGAAGCCGATGTTCTCGCGGGACACCACGTCCAGCGCGGCGTAGATGGTGGGCACGAGGCCAGTCAACGTGTTCATATTGCTGTCTTGCCGTGATAGTGATGGCTGATGAGTTCGGCCATCCGGCCGCACGCGCCACTTGCCATCCGGCTCGCGGCAAACCGCCCACGGGAGGCCCCATGGGGAACGAGTTCAGCCCATGCTCGATCGAGGGGTGCGCGAGGAACGCGCACCACACGGCGCATGGGGCGAAGGGCATGTGTTCAGCGCACTACCAGCGCGTCCGCATCCACGGCGACGCCAGTGTGGATAAGCGATCAGGGCCGAAGGCCCCTCGGTTCAAGTGTTGCTCTGTGCCGGGTTGCGACAGGAATGCGGCCCGGTCTGCGGCTGGGAAAGCAGGCTTCTGTTCGATGCACTATGCCCGCTGGAAGAAGCACGGCGACCCTCTCAAGGTCGCCAAGCCCTCAAGTCCGGCCAAGGACTGGATTGTCCAGCATTCGACCTACGAGGGGGACGACTGCTTGCGTTGGCCGTTTCATGTCGGTGTGGACGGGTATGGCCGCGTCCATCGCTTCGAGAACGGATCGCTGACCACCGCCTCGAACCTGATGTGCGAGATGGCGCACGGTGCAGCCCCATCGTCGAAGCACGAGTGCGCTCATTCATGCGGCAAGGGGCACGAAGCGTGCGTGAACCCGCGCCATCTCTATTGGGCGACCCCAGTCCAGAACCAAGCCGACCGGATCAGCCATGGAACGACCAACCGAGGCGAGCGGCATGGCGCGCACAAGCTGACGGAGGGCGATGTTCGCGCCATCCGACGCTTGGACGGCGTCATGACACAGACCGAAATCGGCGAAATCTACGATATCGATCCGGGCCATGTGAGCGACATCGTCAACCGCAAGGATTGGTCTTGGCTCGACTGATCAGTCGACGACGGTGAACCCGTCCCGCATCTTCGCGGTGCGGTCCATCGGCGGCAGAGCGTCGAATTCCTTGCGGGTGAGCGACTTCCCGCCGCTGCCGCCGGGGCCGCCGTTGGTCTTCGCCCCCGAGCCGGAGCCTGATCCCTTCAGGATGTTGTCGCGATAGGTGTAGTTCTCGACGAGGGTTTCGAGCGCCTCGTCGAAGTCGGCGATCTCGCCCGGCTTGGCCCGGCTGTAGATCTTGTTCCCGGTGTGGTCGTAGGCGACCGTGCGGCCGTCCTCGACCTTGAACGCCTTGCCGAAAGTGGCCTGCACCATGTCGGGCGGGACCGCGATCTTCTCGGCGATGAACTTGGACCGGGAGAAGGCGCCGCCGATCTTCTCGTCATAGAGCGAGGACTGGAGAGCGTCGCGCTCCTTGGTCACCGCGGCGATCTGCTCCGACGAAGCCTTGGCGGCGGCGGCCACCTGATCCTCGGCGGCCTTGCGGGCAGCGGCCTTGATCTCCTCGACCTTGCCGGCGGTGACGAGGTCGCCGTCCTTCAGGTTCTTGACGGTCTCCAGCGCCTTGCGGGCCGCGTCCCCGTCCTCGATCCCCTCGAAGGCCTTGAGCTTCGACTCGGCGGCCTCCTTCGCCTCCCGATGGCCCTTGGCCTCGGCGTTCAGGCGGGAGATGGTCGTGACGGTGGCGACCGCGTCGAAGGCGACCTCCTTGCCGTCGTCATGGACGTACATCGGGCGGCCGTCCTGCACCTCGGCATAGGTCTTGCCGTCCACGGTCACGGTCTTGAGCTTCATTTGCAGCCCCTCCCGATGAACGCCTCGGCCTCGGCCCTGGTTCGGAAGCCATAAATCTTTCCGTCGTGCTTCACGAAGCACCTCAGATACATTTCAACGATTTCCATGGTGTCCTCTGGGCATCCGCCCGTCTGGTGGTCATCCGACCGGGGCGCCCGTCTGCATCCGCATCGGGGCAGTGAGCGGGGATCAGGCTCCCGCGAGCCATTGCGGCGTCGGTGCGCCGAGCAATTTCATGGTGAAGCCGCTCATCGAGCGGACCTTGTCCTCGATGGCGGGCCGAGCCTCTTGCCAGCCCTTCACGAAGCCATCCCGCGCCGTCCAAGGCTTGGGGTCGAAGAAGTGGGCGCCGTCGGTTGAAAGCGGGATGCCGGCGATTACCACCCGGCCGGCGCCGGCGTCGAGCGCCGCTTTCACGCCGAACAGGCCGGAGGAGCCGGAGGAAACCTGCCCAGGAAGCCGGTACTCCACCTGCCGATCCGCGCCGGGCTCGTCCTTGCCCGTGACGTGGCTCAGGTGCTCACCAGCCGAGGCGAAGCCGCGGCGGGCACGCTCAGTGCGCCAGGCGAGAAGCTTGTCCGGGTGCAGCGAGCACCAGAAGTCCACCGGGCCGGGCCACGAGGCGCCGACATCGTTCACCGCGACGGTGATCCCCGGCTCGAACAGATCCAGCGCGCGCGCCACGTCATCCCAGACGGAGGCTGCCCCGCCGATGACGAGCGCCGTCAGCACGCGAGGATCACGTCCTTGCGCACCCGGCCCTTCACCTCGTAGCCGAGGCCCAGGCCGAGCACCCACGATTCGCAGGTGCCGCGCGGGATGCCGAAATACCTCTCCGACAGGCCCTTCTCCTCGAACATGATGACCGGCCGGAATCGGCGGATCGTGTCCTCGGCCCCCTGCAGGGCGAAGGGCTCATAGCCCTCCACGTCGAGCGTGATCAGGTCGCAGGCGTGGAGCTCCATTCCGTCGATGGTGATCACCGGCGTGTCCCCGCCCTCGCGGACGTAGTGGGCGCCGGCGTTCCCCGTGACAGTCTCCATGGCGACCGAGCCCTGCTTGGCGCCGAAGCAGGCCCGGCGGTGGTTCACGTTCGACGGCACGTTCCGGACGAGGCAGGCGTAGTTGTCCGCCATCGGCTCCACCGTCTCGACGTGGGCAAAGGTCTTGGCGAGGTGCGCCGCCCACACGCCGACGTTCCCGCCGGCCTGGATCGCCACGGCGTGGCCTCGGCAGAAGCTCACGGCCCGGTCCGCGTCGGGAAGCTCCTGGTGGATCACCCGCCAGCACCAGTCGTCGGAGGAAGGCCACCAGAAGCCGTTTCGCTCGATCATGCCCATGCGTCGGGGACCCATCCTGTCTTGAGGTCGTCGGGCTTCGGCTTGCCGTGGAAGGCCACCACAGCGGCATCCGCCGGCGGGCCGGCCTCGCACCGGTGGACCTTGTAGGAGGCCACGCTGCGCTCCCCGAATAGGTCGCGGAACGTGTCGACCTTCTCCCCGGATAGGCAGTTCTCGATGAACGCTTGGTCGCCGATGCGCCCGCCCGGAAGCGGGCCGTCGTAGCGCGCCATGATGCCGGCCGGGTCGGAAGAGAAGGCCCGGTAGAGCCGGGACCAGTCCCCGCTCCAGGCCATCGCGGTCGAGCACAGAAGGTGCGGCCGGTAGAACTCGTGGGCCATCGTGAACCGATGAGGGTGCGCCGCGATGGCGTCCAGCGAGCCGACGACAACCGTGTCCAGGTCCAGATAGAGCGTCCGGCCGGTCAGGCCCGCCGAGGGCGCCCAGAGGCACATCTTCGCCCACCAGCCGGGCCAGGGCTCGGGAAGCGGGATTGCCTCGATGCCCGCAGCTTCCACCTCTTGAGGCGTGTCCGTGAGGCAGACGAAGCGATGAGGCGCCGTCAGGTGGCGGGCGACGCCGTTGCGCAGCTTCTCGGCCCAGGACGCGTCATAGCGCCCACCGGAGCGCAGGACGCAGGCGACGGTGATCATGCGGCCGGCGGAACGATGGGCTGCCCGGTGATCGGGTCGATGGAGACTTCCGGAACCGGCGCCTCGCCTTCGCTGGCGATGGCTTCCTCTTCCGCGTCCGCGTCGTGGTCCTGCGGGAGCACGCCGAATCGCTTCAGGCCGCTCCAATAGGTGCCGCGGGAGATGTCCTTGCGCTGGCGGGCCTTGTCGAGGGCATCCAGCGGCGCCTGGGCGAACGGCTCCACCGCAAAGTCGGTGTCGACGACCACCTCGACGTTCGTATCCTCGTTGAGCCACTCCTCCGTGAAGACGAACGCCTGCTCGAGCACGTCCTTCAGGCCGAGCGCCCATGCTTCCACCGCGGAGTGTGCCTTGGCTGCCTCGACCGAGGTCGTGGTCGCCGTGATATTGCCACTCTTCGGCGTCAGGGGCTGCATCCCGAGCCGCTTCATGTCGGCGATGATGCCCTCGATGTCCTCGCGGATTTCCTTGATGTTGGCGGCGGCCGGCTGGATGAAGTCGAAGTCGGTCTCGGCGCCATTCTCCCCCGGCGGGGCGAAGACGACGCACTTCGGGCCGACCGAGACGGTCCCCTCTTCGGGCTTTTTGAAGCCCTTGCCCTTCAGCATCGGGGAGCCGGCGAAGGTGAGGATTTCCTCCTTCCGGCTCATCGACTGGTAGAGCTCGATCTGCATGTGAGCGAGGTCGATCAGCGGGGGCTGCACCTGCTGCTCACCCTTGCGCTCGCCGGTCCAGAAGAGGGCGAGGGGGATGGTCGTCTTCTCGCCGCGCTTGATGAAGCCGCGGCTCTCCTCGTCCCACCCCTCCTTGCCGTCGGAGCGCTTCACCTTGCGCCAGAGCACCCACTCGGGAATCGTGCCGGGCGCCGCGTTGAACTCGCGCACCCGCTCGACCGTCTTCTCGCCGTACCCGTCGCGCTCGACCGAGTTCTCGCGCAGGCGCAGGTGCGTCACCGCTTCCTCGCCGTCCACCATGCCGGTGTAGAGCGCCAGGATATCGGTGGCGGCGACCGGCACCCAATAGGGCCGGGCGCCGGCGCGGCGCTCGTCCGCCCGCGTGGCCTGCGGGTCCATCTCGGGGAAGTCCACGAGGATTGCGTGCATGCCCCGCTGGATGCCGCCCTTGAAAATCTCGCGGGCAAAGGCGGTCAGGTTGGAGCCGCGGGCGTCCACGTCCTCGGCGATGTCCTTGATGCTCTGACTCGCGCCATCGGCGAGTGAAACCTCGTGGTCGAAGGGCTTGGACGCGAGGTTGCGCAGGGCGTCCGCGAACTCTGCCCGCCACGGCGCGGTCGCCACGCGGCGCTTGTATTCCTCGTGCGTCTCCTCCTCGAATTTCGGGAGGTACTTCTCGCCACAGGAACGGATGCGGCGCGCGCCCGCCATGATGTCGTCGATGAGGGACCAGTCGTCGCGCATCGCCTCATAGGCGCTGGACGGCGTGCCCTGGTTCTTTTCCTGCCCTGCCATCAGCGCCTCATGATCTGCCGGCCGACCTGCATCACAGGCGCCTCGCGCCCGAGCATCAGGTCCGTCACGGCCCACACCGCGGCGTCGGCCCGGTCAGGCGACTTGCTGCCCATGTAGCCGGCGGTCGAGAAGTTGGTCAGTTGCTCTTCAAGATCCGGGAAGCGGCCGGCGTGGCGAACCATGCCGCGCTCGTAGAGGGAGGACACCGGCTCCGCACGCACCCACTTGCCGCGGGACGCCGTCACCACCCGAACCGGGAGCTTCGGGTCAGCCGTTCGCATCACGAACTCGACCATGGCGCCGCCGAAGTTGATCTCGGCCACCACGCGATCCGCGCCCCACTTCTGCGCCAGCTTGGACACCCGGTTTCCCCAGCCCGTCGGCCCATCGCGCACCGTCGCGTCTTCCAACACCACAGCGGTCCCGTCTTCGAGCTTTCCGGCGGCTACGATGCCGATCTCGTCCGACCGCTTGTCTTCCTTCGCCGAGGCGCCGGACGGGTCCACACCGATCACGATGCGCTGCAGACGAGGATCTCCGGGTTGGAAAACTTCCGTCCGCGTTCGCTCCAGAAGGTCGAGCGTCCAGAGCGCGCCGTCGATCTCAGCGACGAACAGGCCATCGTAGAATCGCTTGCGCTGCTTCTCCGGAAGCTCTTCCAGGCTTTTCAGGAACTCGGCTGAGAGGTTTTGCGCATTGTCCCCTGGGTTGAGGAACATGTGCGCGAAGTCGTCGGGGTTCGGCAGGGGCGCGCCGCTCGCCGGGTCGCGCTTCTCGATGAACTCCCGGTACGTCCAATGCCCGGTTCCCGCCGGGTTGAGGTCGTAGAAGGCCCGCTGTTTCAGACCTGAAACCACCTGCGCAAGACGGGTGCGCGCGACGAGGATCGAACTGTACGGGATCTGCGAGCACTCGTTGAAATAGAGCGTCGCGTATTCCTGACCGAGGATCTTCTCGACCCGGTCTTTGTCGTCGAGCCCACAGAGCCAGATTTGTGATCCGTTCGGAAGCTGGAAGAACCCGTCCTGCCGGTGCTCGACCAGCTTCACTCCTGGGAAGCAGGACCGCGCCACCTTCGGCAGCGTGTCCAAGGCGATAGAGGATCGAACTGCATTGGCCCGGAACCTCACGATCGCGTGCCGGCTCCCCGCCCCTCGCAACGCCCTCGTCATCACCGCGCGGGTGAGAAGGAAGGTCTTCCCCGAGCGGGCGCCGCCGGCGAGGAGGGTGTGCCGCTGCTGGCCGCCCATCAACCGGAGGGCGTCCATCTGGCGCGGCGTCAGTTCAAACGGCTTGGTCTTCCGCGAAGATGATGATTTGGACACCATCTTCGTCTTCACCGCCCTTGTCGAGATTGAACGCCTGGCGCTCCAGCGGGAGCGTGTTCTTCAGGACCTGGGAAAGCTCCCGGAGCGTCGCCGCGCGGGACGGCAGGCTGACCGCCTTCAACATCGCGTTGCGCCGCTGGCTGTCCTTGTCCTGGGCCGTCTCGGCGACGATCGCGGCCTCGATCTCATCGGCGCCGTCGATCAGGCGTTCGAGATCGTTGAACAGCTTCTCGGCGATTGCGCGGGAACGAGAGAGCGCCTTGCGGTGCTGGAGAACGAGGACCACACCACGCTCTGCGGCGAGGCCCACTGCCTCTTTCGCGTTGGCTGCTGAAACCTCCGGTGAAACCTCGGCTGAAACCAGCCGGGCTGAAACCTCCCGCTGAACCTGCTTGGTGAGGTCTCTCTTCCACCCGTCGCGTTTTGCCCGCTTGTTGATGGCGGTGTGGCTAACCTTATGCTGCCGGCCAATCTCGACGATGGAAAGCTGCCCGGCGCGGTACTCGCGCTCGATGGCTTCCCAGTCCGCCTTGGACCTGCTCGTGCTCACTGCACGGTCTCCGACTCGCCGAGCTCGACCGGGCTCCACATTCCATCGCGCCACTGGACCACGGCGATCACCGCGTCTTCGGGGTCAGCCGTGTCGTCACCGTCCTTGTCGATCCAGCGCCGGATGTCGCCATAGACGCCATCGGATCGCAGGAGCCAGCCTTGGTCGAAGTTGCAGGCCACGACCTCGGCGAGGATGTCACCCTGCGGGATCTCGCCGCTCGATCCGGCCGGAGGCGCTGAAGACATAGAGGTTGGCCCCTTCATGTGCGGCAAGGCGGCGGGCATGGGAGAAGGCTGCGTGCCGCATCCGATAGGTGCGCGGCGACCGACTTCATTCGGGGCTCCAGAATGGAGAAGCCCGCCGCGACAGAAGCCGGGCGGGCTGGGGATGGTGCTATCGGCACGGGTTCGAACCTGCGACCTGCCGTTTACAAAACGGCTGCTCTACCTGCTGAGCTACGACAGCGAATGGGCTTTCGAGAGAGGCCGGGCGCGACCCCGGACACCTTGCGGGCGGGGCACGATCCCCGCGTTGTGTCGCGCGTGATGCGAGTGCCAAAGCGCCGGCTTGCCGAACGCCTACGCACCGCCAGCTACTTTCCCCTTCAAGCGGAGGCCGTTTCCTACAGGGGCACACAAGGCGCGTGTTGGCTTGCTCTCTCGAAACTGCTTCGACGGCCCCTGGCACAGCTTGCCCTGGCAGGCTGATAGAGCGCCCTCTGGCGCCCGTCCCATCAGGTGGTCCGGCTGCAAGCCACCGGATCCTGTGTTTGCCCAGCGTATGCCGTCGAACTCGGTGCGCCGTAGCGCGAATTTGGTTGCGCGGGCCAGATTTGAACTGGCGACCTCCAGCTTATGAGGCTGGCGAGCTTCCGGGCTGCTCCACCGCGACAAATTGGTCCTGGATGCTCACCCCCCAGGCGGGCCGCAATGAGGTCGCCCCGCCGCCGTGAAAATGGGAGTAAACGCGGCGGCGGGGCATTTGCGTCGAGAAGGTCCGGCGACGCAAGAGCGATTCGTGGAGAGTGAAGCGAACGAAACACGAACCGAGTCCGCTTGTCAATAGGTGGTATGCCGAAGGCGTGCAAAGGACCAGAGGTGGACGCCTCACCCCGCCTGCCGCTCCATCTCGGCCACCACGCTCGCGCAGGCGTCCAGCATGGAATCCCTCCGCAGGCACCCCGGCCTGTAGAAGGCCGCGACCAGGTTCAGGACCCGCTTGATCTCGTGCGCCACGATCACATGCTGCGGCGCGCCGCGCTGGTGCGCTTCCCGCGGCCCGGTCCCGTAGAGCACGGTCGCCTTGAGGATCACCCAGTCCCTCTCACCCAGCTTGGCCTCGAGGCGGCGAAGCCGGCCCTGCGCTTCCACCCTGGCAAGGTGCTCCCGGCTCCCCGCCCCTCCGCCGTCCACGGCAGGATCGAAACCGCGGCAGCGCAGGGTGCGGTAGGCCGCATTCCAGTCTCGTTCGAAGTCCTGGGCGGCTCGGCGCTGCTGCTCGTCCAGCCCACTGCGCAGCGGCGCGCCCCTCACCTCCACCTGCCGGATGATGCCGTCGGGGTCGACGATGGTGTCCTTCTTCTGGCCCTGCTGCCTTCGCGCCTTCTTGGCGGCGGCCCGGCGCTCGTCCTTGGTCGGCAGCTTCGGCCGGGTCCGCTCCTTCATCTCGGCGGCCCGCGCCAGAGCGTCGGCGGCGCGGCGCGCGCCCTCGGTGTCGAGGCCGAGGGCATAGTCGATGGTGTCGTACATGCGGTTGCGCCGCTCCTCTCTCGCCCGGTCGTGGGCCAGGCTCTTCTGGTAGGACACGCTGGCGCGAGCATCGCGGGCGGCGGCGATCAGCTTCTGGCCCATCAGTCCAACTCCTCGAAGCGGGTGAGTTTGCCGATCCATTTCAGGGTGCGCTCCTCGAAGGGCTTCCTGCGGCGGTGCTTGAGCGTGATCACCTGGGCAACCCCTGTCGCTCGGGCGATCTCCTGCTCCCACTTCTCCATCTTCTCGCCGCCCGACTCCTTGTGGGGCCGGTTCTGCCGAAGCCAGGATTCCTTGCGCCAGACGGCGAGC